TGACATCGTTAAGATGCAAATCGTTCTTGATTCTGGTTACATTTCTCAGATCGTTGTTGATGATATGGGTGATGGATATGCAGGTTCTACAACTGTCACAGTTGAGTCACCTCAATTACCTGGTGGTGTTACAGCAACTGCTGTTCCACAGATCACAGATCAGAAAGTATATGAAATTCAACCTACTTTAGGTGGTAGTGAGTACACTACTGCACCTAGTGTGTTGATTGTAAGTGCTTCTGCAACTCAATTAGCTTCTGCTAAAGCAGTTCTTAAGATTACAAAACCTGCTGTAAGGATGGGTGTTGCTACTTCAGATAAGGCACTTATTCCAACTAAATTCGAGTTCCAGTATCCTATTTACTTAGAGAATGATAGAGAGTATGCTGTAGTTGTTGAAAGCAATAGCACTCTATATCAAACATTTATTTCTAGGTTAGGTGAGACAGAGATTAACTCTAACTCTACTGTTACTACACAACCTCTACTTGGATCTTTGTTCAAGTCTCAGAACTCTAACCTCTGGACTGAGAATCAGTATGAGGATCTAAAATTTGACCTTTATATGGCACAGTTTGATACTCACCATTCAGGTGTTATCAATCTAGTGAATATGGATCAAGGATATGAACCTTTACAATCCAATCCTATTGAAACAAATGCACTTGGAGCTAATACCACATCCAGTCCTTTGTTTGCTGCTAATAACAAGGTTATTAAAGTCTTACATAAAAATCACGGTTTAAATGCGGGATCCTACGTTGCACTTAAAGACGCATCATCTGTAGGAGGATTCTCTACTACTGCATTAAATCGTCAGATCTTCTCAGTTCTATCTGCTGGTCTTGATTTTTATACTGTTGGGATGTCAACAGTCGCAGGGGGTAGTGCCATTGGTGGTGGACTCAAAGTTAAAGGCTTAGGTCAAACTAAGTACGAGAAAGCATTACTTAAAGTAGATTCTTTAGATTTCCCAACTACTACGTTGGAAACTACTGTAACATCTACATTAGTTAAACCAATAGACTCTGCTGTTACTACGGTTGATTATACTCCAGATTCTGCATTGCCAGTTATATTGAATAAGGAGTACTATTTCCCAACTCAAAGAGTTGTAGCATCTAAACTTAATGAAAAATTATTCAGTAGTAGACTTAACAGTCAAAAATCGTTTATCCTTACCGCAACTCTTAGCACTAGCAATCCTAATCTTTCACCCATCATAAGTCTTAAGAATCCTAAGGCTATATTGACAACAAACCGTATTGAATCTGCTACTGGTTCTGAAGAAAGATATGGTAGAAAGATACAAGAAGTAGAATTACATAAGACAGTATTGCTTCGCTTACAAGATAGTTCTGGAAGTCCTGTTCCTCTAGGTACTACTGCTAATATTGTTGTTAGCAATGGTATTGGTGAAACAATTAAAGGTCTAACTTCTGGTACTAGAGCAATACTTTCTTACTGGGATAACTCTAGCACTCCTGGTGAACTTTATGTTAGAATTACAGAAGGAGATGGATTTGTTCTTGGAGAATCCATCGAGTTTGGTGGATCTTCACCATACAATGCTGACCTGAATGGTTCTAGTGGAACAACAGGTGCTGCTTCAGGTAATTTAAGTCTAACGAGACCTATTACGATTACTGGTAGTTTACCATTAGCACAATTGAATATTGCTTCTGGTATTAAACTTGCTAATAGTGATGACTCTAAGACTGGTACTGTTACTCGTTGGAATGCAGAAAACTTTAGATTAACATTCACATCTAATGATTCTTCATTCGATAAGAGTGACTTGATAGGATCTGGTGCAATTGCTGATGGACTTTATGAGGGTGGAGTTTCTATAATTAACGAATCATTTAAAGTTCCCGTAAGCATTAAACAGGTTTATGTATCGAATGGTTATCTGTTTACACCAGATAGGTTGAAGAATTCCTCTAACGTAGCTACATACGTTACAAAGGAAATCTCAATCGACAATCCTGCAAACAGTATCAATGTTGTGTTGAGTGCTGCATTACAGGAAATTGATGATGTTACTGTGATGTATAAGACTAAACGTTCCTCTCAACAAATATTCTTTAAGGATATTAACTGGAGTTACTTTAATGAGACTGGTGCACCAGACATTGAAGTTACTCCTTCCAGTGGTACTAATTTCTCTCCAACTACGGAATCTCAATCAGATTTCAAGGAGTACAAATATACTATTACTGGGTTGAAAGAGTTTAGTTCATTCGCTATTAAAATTGTAATGAAGAGTAGAAACCCTGCTCTACCTCCTCGAATAAGAGATCTCCGTGCTATAGCCACTTTCTAATTATGTCTACAAGATCAAACACTATCGACGCTTTACGTGCTTACTATCAAGGTCAAATTGAAAAGCATAAAGCTAATGTTGAAATTTATTTACAGAACCCAGCTGGTATTGGAGAACATTCCGATATCTTGGGTGCTATGGAAGTTGAGATTAATAACATAGCTCAGTGGGATGAAAGACTTCAAGTACTTGAAAGGTATTTTACAGATCGATGAAAGTTACAGGACACCCAGAATTATCTAAGGATTCTGTAACTGGAGCTGTTATTAATACCGATAAACAAGCATTTGAAGCATACAGGAGACAAAGATCTTTGGCTCTTCAATCAACTACGAATGCAGAGGATTTAAAAAATCTCAAGCAAGAGATGGATGAGATAAAGGGTCTTTTAAAAGAAGTCCTTTCAAAACTATAAATACTCACATAGGAATCGTCTAAAGCAATGGCTCTAACAAGAATCAGAAGAACTGGTTTGAACGATGGGCTGGTTAGTGACTCGAAGCTAGATAGCGGAGTCGGTACCCAGGCGGTCACCACTTCTACTATTAGAAACGGTGCTGTCACCACGTTGAAACTTGCTGACAACAGTATCACTACTCAAAAACTCAGTTCTACTGGTGGGTTGGAAGCTGTTGGAACAGCAGTTATACAGGATGGTGCTGTAACACCACCTAAGATAGATGGAACAAGTACGTTCAGTTTTAATGCGGTATCGGTCGCTACTACCCTTTCTGTTACTGGTAAAGTTAGCAGGGATGACGCTAGTGGTACTGATGTTTCGGGATCTGACCTGATTATTGCAGGTGGATCTGGTACTGGTTCTGCTTCAGGTGGATTTGTTAGAGTAAAGACCGCACCAGCTGCAGGATCTAGTGGTAGTGGAGTTAACGCAGTATCTGATGCCTTAGTCGTTACAGGAGAAGGTAAAGTAGGTATTGGAGTTGGAAACCCAACACAAGATTTAGAAGTTGCTAATAACGTAGTTATTAATGGTGAATTAACTGTACTAGGTGGTACTTCAACCATTACTACAACTAACACTGTTATTGGTGATAAATTAATTGAACTTGGTAATGGTATTGTCGGAGCACCAACTGGTGATTCTGGTCTGGTAATTGAGCGTGGTAGTGAAGACAACGCATTTATTGGATTTGATGAATCAGAAGATAAGTTTGCACTAGGTACTGGTAGTTTTACTGGTAGTACTGTTGGTGATGTAACTTATACATTAGGTACTCTACAGTCTAACATCGATGCAGTTGAAATCGATGTTTCAGGTGCTAACTCATACGTCAAGTTTGACGGTGCAGTTGTAACAATGGAACCATCTGGTTCTAACGTTGCACTGTTTAAGTTAGATCCTACCAATAACAAGATTGGTATTGGACAAGATCCAAACAATGCTCTTGCACAAATAATGCAAGTCAACGGTACTGTTGGTGCAACTGCATTCATTGGAGATGGTAAT